TCCCAGACGGTCGTTTTGATATGGTTAGCGGTGTAGGAGTCCGAGAGCTTGAGATAGACCGTCTTGTTATTGGACGAGACAAACCAGCAGGTCAGGGTCGGGGTCTGCGCAGAGTCGTCGGCATAGACTTGGAACGTCACGAGCTCGACCCGCTCGTCCTCGTTCACCGCCAGGGTGTCGTACTGCTGCACCGTGGCCCCGTTATAGGCCCTGAGGGCCGTGCGCCTTGAGACGGACGTTTTCAACGCGCGGTCCCCGAACGCGAGTCCGGCCAAACCCGCCGCACACAAGACCAGCACTCCGAGGACGAGCGCCCCACGCTTCCGCATCTAGTAGCCCACCTTTCCAATCCAACCCGTGGCAACGGGCTCCATGCACCCGTCGCGAATGACTTCGTTGATCATCCGAAGCGCACGTGCGTGCGTCATCTTGTTGGCCTTCTGCGCGTACTGGGACCAGTCCACTTCTTCGTCCTTCACCCTCGGTCGGTACTTGGGCTTCGTCACAGCATCCACCTCACCAGAGCGCGAATCACCAAGGCACACGAGCCGCAAACCGCAATGAGGATCACCACGTCTAGAAGGCACCGGAGCGCCATAGGGAGGTCATTCACCCGCACCTCGGAAGACGTAGATGGTCGCGCAGCGGCACCGGTCCCCGCCCTCGCACTGGTCGTTCGGGGTCGCGTAGGAAGCGTCGAAGGGCTCATGCTCCTCCCCGTCTAGGGATATGCATGGCCCACACGAACCCGCATCCATGACGCAGGAGTAGTAGGCGGTTTCGATGCCCCCCAGGGCTTCGGCCTGCTCGTTTCGGCCGTTGATAAAGGCTTGATTCACGCTGCCACCAAGATTCGCGAGGAGTTGCGGCGTGCTCAGTTCCTGAAGCGCCCCCGCGATGGCTAGTTGCTGGCGTTCAGCGGTACGGTTCGAGTTCCGGGCGTTTAACCCCACGCGGGCTGCTTCGTGAATCATCCCGCCGATCAAAAGCCCCACGAATCCCTGGGCGATGGTCTTGACCCACTGCGATTGCTTCGGCGTGGGGTCCAAGTCCTCGTCGTCGTCTTCTGCGAATGAGTAGGAAGGCTCGACCGATGCCCCGGACAGCTGCCGGCTACGCTCCCGGACCATTTCCTTTCGGCCCTTGCCGTAGACGCGGGACAGATCCTTGAAAAGCGCGCGCTCGAGCCGGGCCCGTGCCGCGTCGGTATCGGCAAACTCCCTACGGGCCAAGGCCGCGTCACTCGCCGCCGCCGCGCTCTCTGCAATCTCCGAGATGATCCGGTCCCGCTCGGGCTTCACGGTCCGAAGCCAGATCCGCGAGGGCTCCAAATCCAGGTACCGGGTCATGTCCGAGAAGGCCGCGTACTGCTCGTGCGGATGGAGCTGCCGCCATGGCATCCAGCCCTGCATCGGCATGGAGGCTTGCTTGACCTGCGGGGGCTTCTTGGTGGACTCCGAATCCGCGCCCTCTGTCCCAAGGGCTCCATTGGCCCCCGCATCGGGAAGGGGCGGATAAAGAATCTTCTCCACTTCCGCCATGTCCTCTTCCGGCAGATCCAAGACCGAACGCACGTGGTCGCGTACTCCCTTGTCGGGAACGACGATCTTGGCCTCAGCCAGAGGCTTTAGGATCTCGGCCAACTGGTCCCCGGTCATTTTGTCCAAGTCCTCACACCGAATCCGGGGATAGCTCTCCTGCGGGCCGAAGTTCCGTTTGACGAGTGGGATAATCAGCTGCCGGTAGACCACGTCCTCGATGATGTTCGTGGTTGCCTGAAGGGCGAGCGAGAACTGGTCGTTTTTGCTCAGGACCGTAGCCCGTGACCCTGACGTCTGGCTCGAGCCCGTGGCCATGAATTCGGTCAACGTGCTCCGGCTCATCTGCTGGTCGTGGTAGGTCGCGGACTCAATGGCCCTGGACTGACCTGAAGGCGGGTGGTGGAAGATGGCTTGAAACTTGGGCCCGGTGTAGAGGTATTGCTTCTGGTGCGCCCTGAATTCCTTGGCCGCCAGTTCCGCCGCGTCCCGCTCCTCGTCCGTCACGGTCACGCCTTCACGCGCCTGCATCTCAAGGACACCCATCCCGAACCGCTCGATACTCGCGGCGTCCACCCACAAGATCGTGCGCTTATAGTCCCAGTGCATGTAGGCGTTCCGGAGGATCGACTTGCCCCAGTAGTTATCCCCCTCGCGGCCCCAGACAAAGAGCACGAGCTTTTCGGCGGGGATAAAGATCGCCTCATAGGAACCCGTGCGAGGGTTCCAGACGTACTGGACGGCACCGGAGAAGGCGGATTGCTTCCCGTCAAAGCGAAACTCGTAGAAACTCTTGGGAAGCCTCGGAGCTAATTTGGCATAGACGTGCTTTCCGTCCTTGTAGCCCCAGACCTTCTCAAAGGCCATGAAGCCAAACGGGAGCATGAGGAGGGCTTGACGGATAAAGTCCGTCCACGTGTCTTGAAGGCCCTCCGCATCCTCCCGCATGAGTACCGAACGGACGAACTCCGTGATCTCGTCCGGCTTCTTCTTGGCCCCAGGCTTCGTGGGCTTGCTCTTAGCCTTCAGGTGCTCCGGCTCTTCGATTCTCCAATCCGCCGCGACGACGTAACCGTTGATCCGGGCTAACGCCCCCCCAATCTCCCCATCGGAGCGGCGCATCTTGTCGTAGAGGATCATCCCGGCCTGACCCTGGAGGTCGGCGTTATAGTCCTCGATGTTGTAGTGCGCGGTGCCGGTAAGCTGGATGCCTGAGGCCCCGATCTCCCGTTCCACGCGCATCAGATCCGGCATTAGTAGTCCTTCCTCGGCCCGACATAGGCGCGGGTCCAGGCGTCACTTCTCGGCTCGGGACGGTCCCGGTCCCAGTCCTTCGCGGCCTGCTGGGCTCTCCCCTTCTCAGGCTGGACCATTGAGAAATTCAACCCGTCATCCACGGGGAAAAGACCCGTCGCCAGGTACCGTGCTCCGTCCATGACGTGGGAGCTGAAACCGGAGGCTCCCTTTTTGTCCGGCTCGTCCCCCATGACGTGCCCAGCGTCGTCCGTGGGGTAGGAGTAGTCCGGGAGCCTCCGAAGCGTCACCTCGCACCGGGGATGGATGCGGACCCGGCGCTGATGAAAGAGACGCTTCAGGAGCCGTATGCCGTCCCGAAGGGGCACCCTGGGCGTGTCGAAGTTCTCGTAGCCTTCCGCGATATAGGCATTGACGACCGTGGAGGCCCGGACCATCTCGCGTGCGTTCCCGGCGGGGTCGCCTTTGCAATGGATCTGCTTGCGGACAGACCCAAGCGCGTGATTCGGCCGGAACCCCGCCTGGACGGCACGGTCATAGAGATTCGTCGCGTGAACCGATACGGGCTGGTTCTCCAGTTCATAGTCCTGAAGCACGTGGAGCTCGCCCAATCCCTGAGCGTTGATATGCACCTGTCCAAACCATCCCGCCGTGGCAGCCCCAATGCCAAAGTCCAATCCCCAATAAGACCGAAGATCGGGGCACCAGAGGAGCGAGGAGTCGATATGGCCGGCGGGATATTCCGAGTGGAGAAATTCCGTGTACACAAGCCCCGCAACCGAGGCCGAGTAATTGATGTCCACCTCGCGCGCCAAGGCATCGGGCGGAAGGTCCGCGACCTGGGCCCGGTACCAGGCTGACGTCGGCTTTCCCGTCTCGGGGTCGTATTCCTTCCGGTCCCAGCGTCCAGGATGGTGCTGCCAGGGGAGCGAGATGAAGTTGAAGGCACCTTGGCGCTTTTTGTCGTACTTGATCTGCGCGAAGGCGTTTCCCATGCCGTTCGGGGTGGACTGGTAGACAAGGCCACGGGGACAGGCGAGGCGGATAGAGCGGTGGGACTGCTCCGAACGTTCAATGAACGCCGCTTCATCAATCAGCGCATTGGTGAAGGTTCCGCCTCGCCCAATCTCCCCGTTGGCCGCCTCCCCGACGATGATGCTCCCCGACGCCAAGCAATCCGCCCGGAGGTACGCAAAGCGCACCGGGAGGGCACGCCGGATGTCCTCGTCCACCAGGTTCTCGTAGAGGAACCGAATCCGACCCATGAGGGAGAACACGGTGGAATTTTCCCCGCCGTCGTCCACTAGCCGTTCCTTCCTCGAGGCGACAAACCCCGAGAACCCGGGCCGGTAGAGAAGCCCCCAGAGCATCGCGGCGCACCCGAGCCAGGTGGCCATCATCTGGCGGGTCTTCTCGATGTGGAGATCTTCGCCGGACTCGAAGGCGTTTAGGTACTGGTGGACGTAGCGCCAGTTGGGGAAGTGTCGGAGCTGTCCGGTTTCGTCGAGGGTGCGGCACTGCTCAAGGACAAAACGGAGAAGACTCCCAGGCTGCCGCTGGGGAACGTATCGGAGCGTATGCGCGAGTTGCTGTACCTGGAGCGAGGTGCCCTCAGCGGGGGCCCGCTCCCCTACGCTAAGGGTCGTACCCGTCTATCGTCCCCACCACCCCACCTCGCCCCATTAGTGAACTCCCTCGTTCGGCGCGCTGGCATCGAACGGGGGATCTTCCGGTACTAGACCGTTGCCGTTCATCGTTTGCGAGTGCTCGTGAATCACTGCGGAGAGAAGGTCCCGCGTGATGGACGTTCCCTCCGAGTCCACAGCATCAAACTGAGCCTTGCGCGGGAGTCCGCACCGGTCGAACAGTTCCGCGCTCGCCTTGATCCGGTCCCCCACGGAAGCCCCTTCGATCTTTCCGTCCACGACGTCACATAGGAATTCGAGCAGCTTGTCGAACCGCTTGCGGACCTTGGAGCGAGCCTCTTCCACGACGCGCTTTTCGCTCACGGAATGGAGCGGCCGTCCCATCGGGGCTGGCATTTTAGAATCGCCCCACTTTCCAGGCTAAAAACGCGATTGACAAGAGAATGGCCCCCAAAAGTGCCCTCGATGGACTCGCTACCTGTCCGGTGTCAGGCGTCGAGCCGTTCGCCTTGGGGGCCCATGGCCCTTCGAGGACAATCACTGCGAAGCCTGCCCGTACTTGTCCGGCATCAACGTGGGCTCGCTTGGGACGACGTCCGAGACTTCGAGGTCCACACGGCAGTTCGGGCACCGAGTCATGGAGGCTTCCGTATCGTCGAGCGGAAACATGCACTTCGGGCATTTGCCGTAGGTGCCTAGTTTGTAGAACTTCCGTGTTCCGCTCATTCCTTCTCAGCCCCCTCTACGATCCGGTCCAGTGCGTAGCAGCCGACGCAGATGTGAACGTCATCCGTGGGATAATCCACCGGTATCCAGACTTCGAGGCTCATCCCACATTCGCTGCACTTCAGTTCTACCCAGGGGTCCGGCTCGCTGCCCACTTTGCTGTGCTCGGCTTTCTTGAAGGGCCACATTCCCCACATGCCACCACCCTTGTGCCCCGGCTACCGATGATCGAGTTACGCAGGCGGTGCGCCCGGCTCCGGCACCGGATTGGCGGCGACCGCTGCGGCAAGTGCCTCCGTGGACGCGCGGATCTCCGCCACGACCGCTACCACCTGATTCATGTCTCCACCAGCAAGCGCCTCGTCCAACTTGTCCGAGAGTCCGTTGATCAGCGTCACCGCCGATGCCTGAACTCCCTTCATGGCTTCAACTTCGCTTCTGAGATCGTCAATGATGGCCACTTGCTGTCCCTCCAGTTCCGTTAAACGTCCCGTTGCCCTGACTAGCACCCATACAAGCCGCTCGATGCGGTCCAGACGTGCGACGTTGTTACCGGTAAAGGTGAGGCTCACTTCTCCCCTAGCTTCTTCGCTATCCCGACCACCGCCGAGGCCAGGTGAAAGCCCAGCCCCACGAGGAAGCCAATCACGATCCAGTTTCCCCAGCCGATATCAGCAATCACGTTGAAGGCTCCTTAAGCCACCTTCGCAGTTCCTCTAGCCGCCCCTCTGAGATCATCAGGCGAAACGTGCCATTGGACATGCTCCAGTCCTGCCAATCTCCATCAAAGTCTATTTCGATGTAGGGGTATCTTTCCCCCTCATCGACAACCCGAAACCACCGGGATTCGACATCGCTCATTCGTACCCCCAGAAGGGGAAGTCTCTCGTGTAGGCGGACGTTAGCGTAGGAGGAGCGGTTTCTTGCTTCGGGGCGGGCGCGGGCGGTCCGATGAGCGCGCGCTTCTCTTCGATTGAAAGAAGCCAGTCCACCAACTCACTGCATTTATCTGCACTCACCGACGTACAGGGCCGGAACATAGCCTCCAGTTCCTTGCGCCTCGCGTAACGAGCATTTGCCGCCATCTGCTCACAATCGCCAGTCACGTTTCCAACCTCACCACCACCCGCGCTCCCAACGCTCCGGCACAGTGCGCGAGATCCCGTAGCGTTATATTCCCCCGCAGCATGTGCTGAACTAGGAGCCCCGACTTTCCAAACCCGATCCGCTTGGCCATCTCGTCCGAATCAACCCCCTGCCGCTCCATTTCCATCTGAACCGCTTGGCA